TCTAGGCAGCCAGTGCCGGGGACCGATCCCACATATGGCCTTTCATAAATTCGTAGTTTTTTTGGTAAATCGACATGGCAGACCGTGGACGAAAGTCGGCGGCCTCGCTTGTGGTCGCTTCCCCCACCTCACTCTCTAACCGGCTCGCCCCGCCCGCCACGTTGACCGGCGCGCAGAAGGCTTGTTGGGTGTCGGTCGTCAACTCGAAGCCGGCCGAGTGGTTCGGTGAAGAGCACGGGCCAATGCTCGCGCAATACTGCCGGCACAAGGTCCAAGCGGACCTGATTGCACAGCAGCAGGAGAACTTCGACCCCGCGTGGCTTACCGACGACGAGGGGTTGAAGCGATACGACAAGCTCGGCGCGATGATGGAACGGGAAACGCGTGCAATGAACGCGCTGCTACGGTCCATGCGCCTAACCCAACAGAGCCTTATCCGCGCCGATAAGGCCGTGGGCATGCAAGGCAAAGGACGTAAACCGTGGCAGATCGAAAACGACTGACGCGCGGTGAACGGAATATCGCGTGGATTGAGGCGCACTGCTGCATTCCCGAGGGCCGATTAGTCGGCCGTCAGGTCAAGTTGACCAAGCATCAGCGGCGTTGGCTTAAGCGGATTTACGATTCGCCGACTCGCGTTTTCATTTTGTCGATGGCTCGCAAGAATGCAAAGACCGCCTTTTCGGCGTTCATCGTTTTGCTTCACTTGTGCGGCCCCGAGGCCCGGCCGAACTCGCAGCTATACAGCGCTGCTCAATCGCGTGACCAAGCCGCGATCCTGTTCGAGCTGGCCGCCAAAGTCGTGCGGTTAAGCCGCGAATTGTCCTACTACGTCACGATACGGGACACCGCCAAGGAATTGCTTTGTGGTGAACTCGGGACTTTCTTCAAGGCGCTATCCGCCGACGCTTCGACCAAGTTCGGGCTAAGCCCGGCGCTCGTGATTCACGACGAACTAGGGCAGGTGGTCGGCCCTAGATCGCAGCTTTACGAGGCGCTAGAAACCGCGAGCGCGGCACAAGATCAGCCGATGTCGATCATCATTAGTACGCAGGCGCCCAATAGCGCCGACCTGCTAAGCCTCCTGATCGATGACGCACTGACCGGCGCCGACCCCCGCAACAAAATAGAAATCTGCACGGCGCCGCTCGACCTCGACCCGTTTAGCGAGGAGGCGATACGCGCGGCCAATCCGCACTTTGACGACTTCATGAACAAGGAGGAGGTACTACGCCAAGCGTCCGACGCCAAGCGTTTACCTGCTCGCGAGTCGGCCTATCGGAACCTGATCCTAAACCAACGGGTCGCCGCCAAAGCACCGTTCGTTAGCTGGGCCGTATGGGATGAAAACGCCGGCCAGCCCGAGCCGTTTACCGGGCAAAAGGTATGGGCCGGCCTCGACCTATCGAGCGTTTCCGACCTAACCGCCCTCGTCGTCGTATCCGAAGATGGCGACGTCCGGCCCACGTTCTGGCTACCCGAAGAGGGCATCAAGGAAAAGAGCCGGAACGACCGCGTGCCCTATGACGTTTGGGCGAGCGAGGGACTGCTAGAACTCACGCCCGGCCGCTCTATCGAGTACCGCTTTGTCGCCCGTTGGCTGCGCGAATTGTTCGATGAATACGACGTGCAGGCCCTCGCATTCGACCGCCACAACATGCGGTTTCTTACGCCGTGGCTAGTCGAGGCGGGGTTTAGCGAAGAGGAATTGACCCGGTTTAAAAGCTTCGGCCAAGGCTGGGTGTCCATGTCGCCCGCCCTGCGCGAACTCGAAGCGCGGCTACTCGCCAAGGCCCTAAAGCACGGGAACCACCCCGTCCTAACCATGTGCGCCGCCAACGCGATCACCGTCGCGGACGAGGCCGGCAACCGCAAGTTCACAAAGAGCAAAGCCACCGGCCGCATAGACGGGATGGTCGCGCTCGCTATGGCGGTCGGGGCGCAAGGCGAACCGGTCGAAGACGTCCCGATCCACGACCTATTTATGGTGCTCTGATGCTATTTTTCGGCAAGCGCAAAAAGCTGGAGCAGGAAGTCACCGCGCTCCGCGAAGAGATTGGAAAGGTCAAAGCGCTGACCGGCTGGGGGACAACGCCCGAGGAATGGGCCGAATTTTTCGGCGTTAAGTCGGCCTCCTCTGGCGTCAGCGTCACCGCCGAATCGGCCAAGCGTAGCGCGGCGGTTTACTCCTGCGTCCGCTTGATCGCCGGGGCCGTCGCACTCTTACCGATCCCGGTCTATCAACGCACCCCCGACGGCGCGCGCAAACAGGTGGAGCATTCCCTGTGGTGGATGCTCAACGAATCACCTTACCCGACGCTTACGGCGTGCTCGTTTTGGGAGTGGATGCTGTCGTCTTCGCTGCTACGCGGCGACGGATTCGCCGAAATTCTGCGCGACCGGAACGGCAACATCACCGGCTTTATGCCCTTGCCGCGCGAGTGCGTCGACGTCGAGGAACGGAACGGCCGTTTGGTCTACTACGTTCACGACGAAAAAATGAACTATGGCCTCTTTGATGACGACGTTTTGCACTTCCCCGGCTTCGGTTTTGACGGGTGCAAAGGCGAGTCCGTTATCCGTTACGCGGCCCGGCAGGCTGTCGGGACCGCGCTCGCGGCCGACGAATACGCCGGGGAGTTCTTCGCAAACGGTGCCTCGCCGTCTATTGCCTTGAGTTATCCACAAGGTGTTGCGCCAACCGAGGGCCAACAGAACTACCTTCGCGAGCAATTCACCGACCGCTATACCGGGCAGGGCAACCGCCACAAGCCGTTGTTGCTCGTCAACGGCGGCAAGGTCGAGCCTATTAGCCTGACCGCCGAAGACGCTCAACTACTCGAAACCCGCAAATTCCAGGTAACAGAAATCGCCCGCGCCTTCGGTGTGCCTCCCCACATGATCGGCGAGACAAGCGCGTCGACCAGTTGGGGTAGCGGCATCGAGCAGATGGGTATCGGGTTCGTGCGCTACACGCTCGGCCCGCACTTGCGCCGCATCGAGCAGGAACTAAACCGCAAGCTCTGGCCGCGCTCCCCCAGTTTCTTTGTCGAGTTCAACCGAGACGGATTGCTCGCGGGCGACAGCAAGACCGAATCCGAAGTCATTTCGAAGTCGCTCGGCGGTCCGGGCGCACAGGGTTGGATGACCGTAAACGAGGCGCGGCGTTTAAAGAATCTCCCACCAGTTCCGGGCGGCGACCTCCTGACTATGACAAACGTTCAACAAGGGGCGACCCCATGAAACTGATGCAGCTTTTTATCAACAACCAAGGCGTGAACCGCACGACTCGTATCGAGCAGAGCGGGCGCGAGGCGACGGTTTACCTGTACGACATTATCGGCGAGGACTGGGCCGGGGGCGTTTCCGCCCGCGAGTTCGTGCCGATGCTCGCCGCCCTAGACGTGGACACCATCCACTTGCGAATCAACTCGCCGGGCGGTGACGTCTTCGACGGCCGCACGATTGCGACCGCGCTTGCTCAACACCCGGCCCGCGTCGTCGCCCACATTGACGGGCAAGCGGCGAGCGCTGCGACCTATGTAGCCCTTGCAGCCGATGAGGTCGAAATCGCCGAGGGCGGTTTTTTTATGATCCATCAAGCGTGGACCATCGCAATCGGTAACGCGGATGAGTTTCAAAAAACCGTCGACCTCCTGCGCAAAGTCGACGCAAGCATTGCCGCTGACTACCAGCGCAAGACCGGCAAGGACGAAAAGCAGATTGTGGATTGGATGGCGGCGACCACTTGGTTTACCGCAGAGGAGGCGGTCGAGTTTGGATTTGTCGACCGAATCGCACCGGGACAAAAGGCTGCGAAGAACCAGTGGAATCTGGCGGCGTACGGCAACGCACCCGCCGCGCTTACCAACCCTGAAACCGACCCTGAGCCGGCAATCGACCGCGAAGCATTAGAGCGCCGGTTGTCCCTGCTCGAAATGATCGCGCCATAGGCCTCGCGCCATCGCGAACCCCAAACCCGCCCACGGCGGGTTTTTTTATGTCTGGAGAAAAACAAATGACTATTCAAGCAATGCGCGAGCGCCGCAGTGGTCTGGCAATCGAGGCGCGCAAACTGTTGGACGAATCCAAGGATGTGAAGTGGACCGCCGACAATCAAACCAAATACGACAACCTGACCGGGGAAATCGTCGACCTCGACTCGCGTATCGAGCGCGAGCAAAAGTTGCTCGACCTCGCCGCCGAAGAACGTGTGCAGAACCGCGACCCGTCGAAAAAATCCGACGTTGAGGACATGCTGTCCGAAGGCAAAATCTTCGATAGCTGGATGCGCCGTGGTGAAAAAGGCTTGAGCGCCGAGCAGGCCGCCAAGCTGTACAACACCATGTCGACCACCACCGGGAGCGAGGGTGGCTACACCGTTCCGAGCGCCGTTGCGTCGGAGCTGATCGAATCGCTGAAAGCGTTTGGTGGCATGCGCTCCGTGGCGGAACTTCTGACCACCGCGCAGGGCAACCCGCTCAGCTATCCGTCTACCGACGGCACCGCCGAAGTCGGCGAGCTGCTGGCGGAAAACACCAGCGCGGCCGCACTCGATCCAAGCTTCGGCACCGTGGCGCTGAACGTGTTCAAGTACAGCTCCAAAATTATCGCCGTGCCTATCGAGCTGCTGCAAGATTCGTCCGTTGATATCGAGGCGTTTGTTCGTCGTCGTATCGTTGAGCGTATCGGCCGTATCGAAAACCAGCACTTCACCACCGGCACCGGTAGCGGCCAGCCGCGCGGCATCGTGACCGGCGCGTCGTCCGGCAAGGTCGGCACAACCGGCCAAACCTTGACCGTCATTTATGACGATCTCGTCGACCTGCTGGAATCGGTAAACGAGGCTTACCAGCTCGGCGGCGTTTGCCAGTTCATGTTTAACCAGACCGTACGCGGCGTGCTTCGCAAACTGAAAGATACCGCAGGCCGTCCAATCTGGACCCCCGGCTATGAAGCGGGCATTACCGCTGGCGCGCCTGACCTGCTGCTGGGCAAAGGCGTAGTGATCAACAACGACATGGCGGTGCCTGCCGCCAACGCCAAGTCGATCATTTACGGCGACATGAAAAAGTACATCATCCGTGACGCGATGGCCGTCTCGCTGATGCGCTTTGACGATTCCGCGTATGCCTCGAAAGGGCAGGTCGGTTTCCTCGCGTTCATCCGTTCGGGCGGCAACCTGATGGACACCGCAGCCGTGAAATACTACGCGCATTCCGCGACCTGAGACCAAACGGGGCGGGCTTCGGCTCGCCCCGTTTTTACTTTGAAAGGAGCGGGAAAAAATGGCCGTAGCTAAAAGCATTTCTGTACGTTGCCTCGTCGCTTTTACTCTGGATGAGGTCGACTACAAACCCAATCAAGTCGCCGAATTTTCGGCATCCGTTGTCGCCCAGCTTAAGCAACTCGGGTGGGTAGACGACGACAAGGCCGCCGTAGCCTATTGCCTCGGGGGCTGATCATGCGCCTAGAACTGATCACGGCCGCAGCGACCGAACCCGTCACTCTCGCCGAGGTGAAAACGCGCCTGCGCATTGACGGCTCGACGGATGACGCCGGGGTCGCCCGGTTGATTACTGCCGCGACTCAATACGCGCAAAATATCACCCGGCGAGTGTTCGTGACGCAAACGTGGGCGCTCATCCTGGACGGCTTCCCGTGCGGTTCGATTCCGCTGCCGTTGCCGCCGTTGCAGACCGTTGACGAAATCACTTACGTGGACGCCGACGGGGTAACGCAGACCCTCGACCCGAGCGCATACGCCGTGGACAAGGCCGGGATAATTGGCTACGTGCATCGTGCGTTTGGTACGCAGTGGCCCGCGACCCGGTATCAGCCGATGGCGGTGCGGATCGAATTTACGGCGGGGTACGGTGCCGCCACTACCGTGCCGTCCGATTTAATTTCGGGGCTCATGCTTTTGATCGGGCATTGGGACCAGTCCCGCGAAGCGGTGGTCATCGGCACGATTGTTTCGTCCGTGCCGTTGAGCGTCGATTCTTTGCTCGCTCCCTACGTGATTCCGGGGGTTGCATGAGACTCGGCCCGCTTCGCCACCGCGTGACGTTCGAATCGCGCAAGACCGGCCGTGATGAATACGGGCAGCCGGTCGAAGGTTGGGATGCCGTCGCAACACTGTGGGCGTCGGTTGACCCAATCAGCGGGCGGGAATTGCTGACGGCTCAGCAGGTGCAGACCGCCGTCACGCATCGACTCCGCTGCCGGTATCGGGCGGGGCTCGAAGCTTCGCAGCGAATTACATTCGGCGCGCGGCACTTCGATATCCAAACCGTTATCAACCCGATGGAAATCGGCGCCACGCTTGAAATCTTAGCGGTGGAAGGGCTGAGCGATGGCCGATGAGATTAACGTCCTCGGCCTTAAGGAATTGAAATCTACCCTTGAGCGTTTGCCGGCCCGGCTCGGGGAAAAGGTCGTACGCGCGGCGCTCCGTGCCGGTGCGCAAGTCATCCGCAAGGATGCCCAAGCGCGCGCGCCGATCCTCAAAAAGCCGCAGTGGAACCGCAAGGCCGGGACGGTCCGAAAGGCCATAACCGTCAAGCGTTCGAAGCGTGACAAGTACGGGGTGTATCTGACAATCGCCGGGCTATCGGCCAAGAAGATCAAAGAGTTTACAGGCGGGACAAAACGCCGGGGAGCGAACAACCCCGACGACCCGTGGTACTGGGTGTTTCTTGAATTCGGTACGGCAAACATGCCGGCAAAACCATTCCTGCGCCCGGCGTTCGAGGCGCAAAAATTCGCGGCGCTGCGTCGGTTCGAAGAGTTCGCAAAACGGCGAGTCGTTAAAGAGGCCGAGAAATTAGCGCGGGAACAAGGGAGCAAAACGGCATGATCGAAATCGACCTGCGCGCCGCGCTGATTGCTGCGTCTGCTGTGACCGCTTTAGTCGGCCAACGGATCGCGGCCGGCGTCTTGCCGCAAGGGGAGCTGCGCCCCTACGTGACTTATTCGCTTGTGGCCGGGGAGCGCATCCCGTCGATGACCGACTCGGGCGTGATGCGCCACGCCCGGATGCAGCTCAACTGCTGGTCGCCCAGTTACAGCGTTGCGAAGCAAATCGCGTTGGCCGTGCAAACCGCTATCGAAGCGAGCGCACTTTTCGAGGTCGTGTTTATCGGCGACCAAGACCTGTACGACGCGGAGACGGACCTGTTCTATGTCGTCCTCGACTACTCGGTTTGGCAGTCAACCGAATGATCTAGTTAAGACCGACCCACAAGTGACGCTGCGCCACCATGTTTTCCGTCTCGTACCCGTCCTGCCAAGGGAACAGCCCGTGCTGATCGGTGATCACCAACTGTAGAAACGTCGGCGTTTGTATCGTGTTCTGGTAGTAGAAAATCGCCTGACAGCAATAGTCCTCGGCACCTTTGTCGGTCATCGCTCGGAACGCTAAGGGTAGGTTGCAGAGCGTTTCGTCTATCTGCCCGGCGACGAAACGCTCGCCGTTTTTGATCAACGAAACGATATCAAGGAACAGGCAGTGGGACGACTCGCCA